TGCGGAAGTCGTATCCCACAGCACGTTGACGTAGCGTTCAGCGAAATCGAGCGGACCTTTGATCTCGCCCTTGTCGAAGCCTTCCGCATAGATCGACTTGATGAACGAGGGCAGGGCGAACGCACCCGCGCCCATGATGATCGGCCCACCCGCCGCGCCGGAAATCGCCCCACCAATCGCAGCGGGGATATCGCCGATTGCTTCACTGGTACCGGAGATGATCCGGTTTCCCGTCCCTTCGATCTTGTGGCCCGCCGTCCCGTCTTTGAACTCGGGAAGGAATGGGTCCAGCAGACGACCGATGGAGGAACGGGCCATGCCCTCCTGCGCGGCTTCGTACCAGTTTGTCGTGGGTTTCAACGGGCCCTGCTGGGCAATGTCGCGCTTTACCGCATCGGTGATGCGGGCGTCCACCTTGCTGTCGGCCTTGTACCCGAGATAGGCGTCAATCTGAGTGTCGGGAATGCCCTTGGCAGCCGCCGCTTCACGGAAGCGGGCTACGTTGGTATTGATGTCCTCCCACGTTTTTCCAGCGGCACGCTCGCGGGCATAGTAGTCCGCCATCCGGCTGCCCGGTGCGGGGGCTGATCTGGACGTGGTAACTAGCCCGGCGCCGGACATATCATCGTCTTCCTCACCCGTATCAACAGGGGTGGCAGGAGCGATATCATCTTCCTCGTCATCCTCCAGATCATAGGTCAAAGGCCGAACTCCTTGCCGATGTCCTCGACCTTGCCTGCGGGCTGGCTTCCCGTGACGGGCGCGCCGGTCCCAAACTGGCCGCCGAGTTCGTAGTTCTTCTGCTGGAGGAAGCGGATTTCCTGCTGAATCTTCTCGATGTTGCGTTTGTCGCTGAGGATGTCATCGTCCCGAAGGCCCTGCGCCCGCCCGCTGTCGAGAAGCTGGTTCATCCAGATTGAGAAGTCTTTCACGCGCGCCTCACCCGTGCCGTCAACCATGAGCGAGGCGCCCATGCCGTTCTTCGGGTTCAGTTTGGCCGTCGCTTCTGCATAGGTCGCCTTCACCACTTCGGTTGCGGACGGAGGCGTCTTGCCGTCAGCCGTCTTGCTCATCTTGAGCAGGGTATTGGCCTCGGACGGCTTCAACTGGTTGTTGGTCACCGCCTCGGCGATCTCCACCTGAGTAGGGGGCTTACCCGTCAGGGTCGCCGCATAGAAGCGGTTGAACACCCCGTCATCACCCTGCCCTTCGCCGAACCGCTGGATCTTGTTGATCATGGTGAACAGCCGCCCCTGATCCGCCTGTGTCAGATCGGGGTCGTGGATGATCCGCTCGTCCGTTCCCGGCGGGATGACGAACTTCCCACCCTGATAGAAACTCTCCAGATAGGTCCCGGCCTTGGCTTCAGACTTGGCCTTGATTTCCCTTTCGGCCTGTTCGCGCTGGTAGTTCACGTCCGCAGACTTGCGGCCTTCCCATGCCTCCGCAGAGCCAAGCAGCTTCATGCGCTGGTCAACCGGCAATTCCTTCACCGCCGGGTCCGCGTCGTTCATCAGCTTTTCCTTCGCCGCCGTGGGATTGGCGAGGATCAGTCCGGTAAAATACGCTTCGTTGATGTCGTCCTTGGCCTTGATGACATATTCATCGCCTGCCGCGATCTGCTGGGGCGTCAGGTACTTGTTGTTTTCCCTGATCTGGTTCCAGCTGTTGTCGATATTTCCAAGGGCCAGTTCCCTCGTGGTTGGGTCGCCCTGCACCATGGCGCTGTTCAGCCGAACGGAGGCCGTCAGGTTCTTCTGAACCGCAGCGCCCGCCTTGGTCGAAAGGTCGGCGCTGACCTTGTCCAGCATGTGCTCGCGCCATGACTGGATCTGGCCGAAGATGTACTTCTTGCCGCCCTCGGTCGTCGCGCTGTCCATCAGCTTCTGGGCTTCAGGCTCAAAGCGTTCAGTCAGGAACTTCTGTGCGTAGTCGGCGGCAAGGTTGTCATCAACCGTCGCCATGCCCTGGTTGTATTCGGTGTTTAGGTCAAGCTGGGCTTTGCCGATAACGGGCGCGGCCTGCGTGATCTCCGTCATGGTGTCGTGGCGCTCGACCTCGTCCCTGTACGCCTGAACGCCCTCGCCGATTTCCGCAATGCCGGAGCCGATGGAGCGGCCAATGGCCTGACCCGCATAGGCCTTCGTGCGCGCCAGATCGGAATAGGCATTCGCCGCCCGGCTGAGCGGGTTGGTTTCGATGCCGTCGATCTTGTTCGTATATTCCCGGATGTTAGGCATTACAGTGCCGCCACCTTGATGCCAACGCCGACCGCCTTGAGCAGCCCGCCAAAGAACCCACCACCTGCTTGCGCCCGTTCGGATGCGGCCTGTCCCGCGTAAGCCGTCGCCTGTGCCTGCTGGCCGAGTACGTTTATTTCGCCCTGGATGCCCAACAGTGACTTGGTCATGGCGCCCTGCGCCGCACTATCGCGGAACAGGTCAAGGGCTGTCCCCGCGTTCGCCAGGCCCGCGCCGGCCACATCCGCCCGCTGCCCGCCGAGGACCTTGTAAATCTCCCGGTCGGCCTGCATCTGCCGGATGTTGGTGGACACGCCTTCCAGCTGAGCGCCCTGACGCGCGTAAGAGGCTGCCTTGTCATAGGCCTTGGCCGCCGATTTGTGTCCCGACGCGCCGAAGATGTCGGATGCCACCCCGCCCAGACTGTTGAAGATGCCGCTGTAATCCGCCATCTGACTACCTGTCGTAACTGGTGATGAAGCCGCCGATGGTCAGGACCGTCCCCGGATAAGGGCCGGTGATCTGCCAGCACAGCATCGAGTTGTAGGTGTAGTCGTCCTCCAGCGTGGCGGAAAATATATCAGAGTATAGTTCCAGTGGGGTGTAGGGGATCGTCACGTCCGGCTGGGTGAACAAAGCCGGGTACATGCGGTTGAAGGTCGTGCCGAACTCGATGGAGTTGACGACGCACTTGTGAACCAGCGCGCCGAAGCGTTCTTCCCTGCGGGTCTTGCCAAAGGCCGGGCCATTGCGCGTGCCGCTGTCCTGCGAGGAAAAGGGACGGAGGATCTGGCACTGCGTCACATAGGGGAAGCCGATGACCGCCGGGAAGGTCGTCCGCTGGTCAACGATCTCATCGCCGATCAGAAACGAGCCCTCGTAAAGCCTTCCATAACGCTGGAGGAACAGGTTGGGTGTCGGCGGAATGGGAGTCGGCGTTCCCGAGCCAGCCGCAAAATCCATGTTCTGGATCAGCGCGCCAAGCGTGTCGTCAAAGACGCTGTTGATCGCAATAGTCTGATTGCCGATCGCATAAACGCCGTTCAGTGTTTTGGTCGTGATGGATCCGTCCGAGGTATCCAGCCGGTAAAGGGTCGTCGGGCCGCTGTTGACACTGGAATCCAGCGCCCCGATAACGCCCCTGCGGCACCGGGAATAACCCAGCGTAAACCCGGAAGGGGTAGCGGTTGTCCAAATCACCGAACCATCAAGCGAACTGTATTTGACGATGTAGGACTGCGTGGCTACCGCGTCATCAGTAGCGAAGATCGCAATCAGGTTGCCATCTGTGTTGTCGTAAACATGGCCCTGCGTGTACAGGATGGTTGACCATGTCGGGTCGATGGCAGTCGCGGCGATAGTCGCCCGTTCCTCAAAGGTGATGTAGGGATTGGGGATGCGCGCCCATGTCCCGCTGCTGTTTACATTCGGCTGGGTGTTGGTGTTGTCGGCAAGGGCAATGTATCCAATGCTGTGGTTCGTCCCACTCCACTGGTAGCTGACCTTCTGCCCGGTAATGTAGGCCGCCGATGAATTCCACAGCGGGTACTTGTCCAGTTCCTCGCTGGCCCTTGCATCAATTCCAACGATGTAGAACGACACGTCCGCGACGTTCATTCCCTCGCTACCGATGCCGTAGGCCGTTGCAAAGGTAGCCTCCGGGTTATGCTCCGGGCGGCACCAGCGGATGATGTCTCCACTGTAAGGCAGGATAACGGTGGCTGGCGTCATGCCCCCTTCGTCGGCATAGATCACCGTCATGGTTTCGTCGGCGTTTCCGCCAGACATGATGATGTAATTGCCCTGCGCGTAGAGGGCTTCCGTATTCCAGACAACGCCGGGGATCATGCCGCTTGCGACAAACCCCATGATGTCCTTGATTTCCATGGTGCCCAGATCAAACCGGGGAACGCGCCCGCCTGGATCGCCGCAATAATAGTACCCGTCATAAGCAATGGTGCCCTGCCGGGTGACCTGGGTATCCTCGCCAACGATGGTGGTCGATGACAGGTAGCCGGTCTGCGTTCCCGTCTCGATATCGAACTTGTAGATGCTCCCGGTAATGACAACCGCCGTGCCATCCCATTGGGTAAACATCGTGCCCCCGCTGGCATCGGGAGTAGTGGGGTAGTAGAGGATTTCGTCGTTGATCTCGACGGGCGGGGGCGTGGTGACGGTTTCGTCGATGTATACCGCGAGGCCGCCGAAATCCTCTCCCGAGGCCGATACTTCCCGAAGGTATTCCAGCGTGAAATCCGTGGTGAACGGAACGGTGATCTGGCCGTTCGCCACGGTGAAAACCCCAAGGTCAAGCCCGCCGACAAAGACGGTCACGTCCTTGCCATTCAGATACCACAGGCCATAGAACGTCACCCCATCATCATCCGCCGTCGCGCCCGAAGGAGTGACCGCGTTGTCAAGGAACCACGCCTGTAGAAGGGTGGAGTCCTCGTCAAAGATGTTGGTCAGGAACTCGACGTGGTAGATGTCGTCCGCGTCTTTTGTAACCAGCGTGAGGCTGTCCAGATCACCGCCGACCGAAGGCCCGGTGCAGATGCTTTCCACCGTCCGTTCAGATCCCAACTCATGCCGATGCCAGGCCGAAAGGGCCGGGACTGCATTGGCTTGTGTCGTCACCCGGCGGTAGGTGCAGCCGATCAGGGTTCCGTCGCCGTTCCGCGCCCAGACGATGGGCGTCAGTTCTTCCTGATAGGCCAATTCCAGAACAGTGGAAGCGGTGAGGTGCTTGCTTTCCAGCGACAGGTTGTTGCCAGAGAAATTGGACCCGGACGAATACTTGTCCGACATGAGTTCCATCACCTTGCGGGCGTACCTCTGGACAAAGACGGTCGCCAGCGGGGCCTTGATGGGATTGATGAACTCGGAGCCGTATGTCGTGACCTTGTGCGCCTGTAGGCTGGTAGGGGTAAGAGGGTCATTCAGCGACGAGGCTTGAAGAATCCACTCGCCTTCCTGCGTTCCACAGACAACGCCAAGGTAATCCGGCATCAGCCAGAGGATGGTGTTGACCTTGTCGGCATTGAAGATGGCGGAGATGGCATTGTCGTCGGCGACAGACCCATCAGGCGCCGTAGGTGAAAAGTTGAACGGGTCGTTTGACTTGGAGGAATCGACGCGGTTTCCCTGCGCTCCCGCAAGCCAGAAGCGTCCTTCGTGATAGGCTCCACAGGTTGGCCACCCCGTCTTGTTGGAATAAACCCCCAGCCGCCAGGTATGGATGGGGTTGCTGTAAAGAAGGTCCGCCATCAGCTGGACCTCGACCGATGATACGGAATTGATGGACAGGATTTCGCCCCACGTCCACCCGGCCGCAGACGGATCATAGGCCCAATATGCAAGGGCAAGATCAGGCTGCTTGTTCAGGTTTGGATCGGGGTCGTTATCCGGATCAGGAGTCAGGGCCGTGTAGTAGCTGTCCTGGAACGTGACCTTATCACCGGGGGAATAGGTGGTCCCCGAATCCCATTCCAGCGGCTCGGAGAACAGGCGGATCAGCCGGCCAATATCCCCCGAGGTAAACCCGTCATCCCCTGCCGCCGCGCCATTGCTGACCTGTTCCCAATAGGTCGGGCTCGACGCCGGAATATGGTTCAGGTTGGCGTTGACCAGCGACTTGTAGGTGAATCCGCCATTGGCCACGAACTCGTCCATGGCGTAAGTCACGGAAGACGACCATGCCTGATAGGACAAGGCCACGGTGATGATGCCGGTCGTGGCGTCGGGCGTGGCAATCGCCCCCGTGGGCGGGTCGAGGTACGGGCCGTCCAGAAACCGTGACGGGCCAAAGGTGAAGTTGGCGAAGCTGTTGCTCGACGGGCTTGTATCGGCTCGAAAGACGTAGGGCACGCTGTCCCGGTGAAGCAGGAGCGCGGTTTCCTCGTCCTGCACCAGCCGAAGGTTCTCCCAATCCGTATATGGGGTGGAGAAATCCACGATGCGGGCCACGGTCGTTATGTCGAGCGGGTCCCAGATCACCCCGTCCACGGGATCGCCCGTAATCGGGTCTTCCATGGTGAAGGTGCTGTCACCGGTCATGGTGATGCGAAGCTGGCGGAACCTCAGTTCCACCGCTGAAACAGAAGTCGATGCTGTCGCAAACAGGAACTGGACCACATCCCCGGTGGACCAGTCAGGCTCTCCCGCCACCGTCACGACCGAAGGGCTTGCCGGGGAAATGTCCGTCACGCCGAACGGGTCTTCCTTCACCAGAATGGGGCCGGAGAAGATCCGCATATGGTTGTCGGTGAACTCAAGATTGTACGGCGCCGCCTGGCGGAAGTTGAACGCCATCAGCCTGCCGGGATTTCCATCCCTCGTGGTGGCGGCAAACCGCGTTCCCGGCCGGCGGGTGCAAGCGCCTTCTTCCAAGGGGATGGCGTTCAGGCACCGGTTCATGGCCATCCGGTACCGGGGGTTATCCATTCTCCCCTGGTAGTACGGCGACCACTCTCCGCCGAGGAACGATGTCTGGACGTAGGATGCCTCTGCCATCAGGCCCTACATTGGATGTAGTCGTCCAGAGGCGGCTCCACCTCGCCCGCCTCGATGGCGTTCACCAGACGGGCTTCTCCCATGTATTGGGTATAGACCGCCCCGATGTCGCGCTTCTTGCCGCTCGATTGCGTCAGGGGCTCGCAAAGGTCGAGGGCACACCGCGCCGCAAGGCCCTCGCAGAACATGTCATCCATGTCGGGGACGTACTGAACGTCCGCGATGAAGCGGTAGATGAACGGCACGCTGAATGAGGAAATCAGGTAGTTGCCCTCGTACAGCCAGTCCTCGTAAATGCGGTCTGACGGTGCGCCGAGATAGGACCACGCCCCCTGTTTCGGGCTTTGCGGGGCGGGACGGAGGAACCCATAGGGGAGCCGGAAGGCCTGACGGACATTGTTGACCGCCGTTGATCCAGCCGCGACCGGGAACGGCAGTTCCAGATTGGTCAACGTCGCCGTAATCCGGGTCCACTTACCCACATAGTTGGTGAAGTCCGTGGTCCACAGCAGCGGCAGCCCGGCAGTGGTCCACCACGTCCCGTTGTCGGTCGTCGGCTGGTGATTGGTGTTGCCGCTTTGCGCGGAGGTGTAAAGCAGCCCGTCAGACCCGCCGACCACGGCCCCGCTGGCATAGGTCGTCACGCTGCTCCACAAGGTGGGAGAGGATGACGGGTCATTCCCCACATTGTACGGGACAAGGTTGTAGTAATCGACGCTTGACTGGGAGACGACCTCGCCCTGTGCGTAGACCGTATCCGTATCCCAGTCGGCGATATCACCGGGGGTGTTGGCCTCGTTCGCATTGATGGACGAGACGTAAAGGAACAGCCGCCCGTCAGTCTCGACGGTATAAACCAGTTCGCCCGCCCAATAGCTGGTTTCGCTGTCGTACTTGGAAGCGGTGATCGGGCCGTAATAGGCCTGCCAGTAACCCGAGGTCGCGCCGGGAGTGTTGTTGAGGCTGTTGACGACGACACAGGACCAGTAAATGCCCCCGTAGCTGACCAGGGAGCCCCGTGGGTAAGCAACCGTGGCATCCCACGCACTTGGCGTCACCAGCATGGTATCGTCGCCCACGGGCCGCATGACGGCGCGCTTGGTGGCAAAGGCCCAATTGTTCCGGCGCAACTCAGCCCGGCGGACGGAGTCGTAGATGAACCGGCCTTCCGAGGCGTTCTTGCTGTTTTCTGTCAGCGAAGAAATACGGGTCGCGCCAACGTGCTGAAGTGCCCGGTTGATAATGTCGATTGCCGAGGCGAAGGCCATTACAACGCTCCGGGATTGGAAGGGATGGGCGTATAGAGGCGGCTGGTGACGTCACGGTCCAGACCCACCCCAAGCGCCGCAAGCGTGGCGTTCCCGATTGTCCAGTCGCCATTGGCCGGGTCGGTGAACTGCGGATCGTGCGTGGTGCTGGCCTGATCCAGTGTTGGATTAGCTGCCTTGTAGGCAGCGAAGTCGTTGTAGGACGTGGCCCCCACCTGGAAGTTGCAGGTGTCCGGGTAATAGTTGTTGTTGTCGGCGGCGCCCGTTACCCCCGTCACGCGGCGATAGACTATGTCGGTCGTCACGACGTACTGGAGGATGCAGTGATTGATGTTTGCCACGCCCGCCGTGGTGTTCGAATTGAGGCCCCACCTTGTGCCGGTGGACCCGGCCACCCGGCGGATGACAGAGTTCTGAAGCGTGACCGTAGCTGCGTTCGGGTTGTACACATCCCCACGATTGTCCCCGCCGCGAGAAGTGTAGGCCCGAAGCCCATCAATGACCGCGACCGCCCCGGTGTTGATCTGGGCGCTGACGCGAACCTTGGTCACGTCGCCGTCCAGAACCCAGAGATCCTCGGCGTAGGCGTCCGGTCCCGTCAGCAAGCAGCCGTCATTGACCGCTTCCGCCTTGCACCGGATAACGTCTTGGTGAGACGGGGATGCCGCTGTAAACCCAATGGTGCAGAGTTTTGATGTGCAGCCTTCATAGGTCACCGTGTCCCACACATCGGTGCCGTTGGCGTTGTGGGCATAGAAGCCATCCATCCCCTTGGCCGCGCCGATGGCGTAGGTCAGTTGGGCCTGTTCGCCAAGCACCCAGCAATTCTCAAACGTGACGGCTTTGCCCACGCCGTTGTCGGTATACCCCACGAAGAACGTGGCGTTGGTACGTTCCGGCCAGTCGCATTTCCACGCGCCGCAGCGGCGGGCAATGGAGGCTTCCATGAACATGTTGTGCTTGGTGCCATCCTCGAACAGGCAGTCCTCGATGACACAGTCGTTCCCGGCCTTCAGGGAGCCGTCATTGTGCAGCGTGCATTTCGTATGCATTCCGCGAACGGTCCAGCCGTCAGCGGCGCGGATGCCGTGCGCGCGTTTGCTGATCTTGACCGTCACACCGTCCGTCGCGGGGTTCAGGTCGCCGGCCGGGTGATAGTAGACGATGGTCGAACCAGAGGACGTGGTCGCCGCGTAAAAGGCGGGGCCCGTCGCCGCTTCGCAGTTGGCAATGGATGAATACCACCGGACGCGGGAATCATTGGCCCACAGGGACAGGAACTGCCCCGAGACATTGTCATGCGTCCATGTCCGCTGGTAGGTCTTAGTCTGCCCAGCGGAAAGTGTCCAGCCATCGGCGGAGGCGACTTCGCGCCCATCGAATACCGGCATGACGCCCGTCCCATAGGCAATGACGGTGATGTTGTCGATGGTCCCCGACGTATCCCCAAGCTGCTCAAGGAAATACGATCCACGGGCAATGCCGATGCTGAGACCGTCTGTCAGGGTGATTGCCGAAACAGTCGCTACCGCTTGATCCGGGGTGGCGCCGGAATTGCTGTCGGAGCCGTTGACGCTGTCGAGGAAGATGTCCACCGGCACGTTCCGATAGGTGCCCGGAGGAAGGTCAATGACCGCATGGCTGGGGTCTAGGTCGATATCAACCCAACTGCCATCAGGGGCAAGCATGGAAAGAGGGTATTCAGGCGCGGTATAGGAATATCTTCCGCCCCGGAGGGTGAAAGACGCCGCCGTATTCGGAACAAGCGCCTGAATGTCCATCCCTACTCCGGGATGCGGGCAACCGCCGCGTAAAGGGCCGTGGCCGTGGCAAGATTAAGCCGGTACTGGCCCGGCGGAAGTGAAACAGTCGCGTAGGCGTTGGCGGTGAACGCCGTGAGGACGGTTACCCATGTGGTCCCGTCAGGCGCAAGGCCTTCAAGGGTGACACTGCCGCCACCCCAGGTTGCCACCATCAGCACGCCGTACAGGCCGCCACGCAAACCGAAGGCATCCGTGTCCGCCGAGATATTGGAGGCGATGTAGCTTTCGGTTGCGGTCGCGCCCATCAGATCACCGGATACTGCGCGGCGCCCCGGCGGAACAGGTCAGCCAGACCTTCCAGATAGGTGGCGATCATCTGGGTGTTAAAGCCTGCCGCGTCAGCGATGCGCAGTTCCAGATCGGTGGAACCGGTCGAGGTGCCCAGCGTCCAATCGGCATCGCCGTTGTCGTTCAGGCCGGTGTTGTTGATGCCGTAGAAATGGTCGGACATTGTTCTCTCCTAAGAAGAACGGGGGCCGAAGCCCCCGCCCGGATCAGAGCATGATGTAGTCGACGCCGCAGTAAACCTGACCGCCGGTGGTCACACCGGTGGTGATGTTCGCCTGAATGTCGAAGAAACCACCCGGATCAGTCGTGAGGCCCAGAACCGACCACAAGGGCAGGTTCATGCGAGCCGTGGTCATGTAGGTGTTCTTGAACGTGAAGTTCGTCGGGACACCTGCCAGAACCAGCGACTGAGCCGCGCCGAACAGCTTGTTGTTCGCCGCCGAAATCTGCGGGATGGTGCCCTGCAAACCCGGCTGCGTGCCGTCCGTGGTGCTGTCGGAATATGCCACGTTGATATCCGCCGAGCCCGCCGAGGCGATGCGCGACATGATCGTGACTCTCTTGATCACCGCGTTCGACGGGATGCGGACCAGCTTGTAGACCGAACTGGTGTCGTCTCCATCGGCCGCCGTGACGCCGCCGTCCACGAACCGCAGGATACCAGCGGCGTTGCGGCCGGCATCGTTGCGGACAACAGGCGAGGCGTCGAGATCGGTGATCTGTTGGCTTTTGAGAGCGGAAGTACCCATCAGTGTTCTCCTTCAGATCACGGGGTGATGTCATTGCCGACAGTGTCGACGCAGTTGATCTTGATCACCTTGCCCAGCTGGGTTCGGGTCGCGCCGCTCGACATGCCGACGTAGATCTGCCAGGGCTGGGACGACAGGTCCGTGCGCTGGGTGATGTTCACCTTCGGGTCCTGCCAGTCGCCCAGATGCATACCGGACTTTGCCCACATCGGGATCGACCGGACGTTGGACGCCCAGGTCATGCGTTCCGAATAGACGAAGGTCAGGCCCAGGAACCGGGTGATCTTGCCGTCCACCAGCACCGGCTTGTCGTTGAAGTCGGTGGAGGTGACCTGCGCCTGGCTGAGCAGATCGGCTTCCTGCTGCGAGCCGATGCCGACGCAAATCTGGTCCGCGTCGAAATCGTTGTGGTTGTGCCGCAGCACGCGCTTGCCTTCGATCAGCTTGGCAACCGTCAGGCCCGTATTGCCCGAGGCACCAAAACCGATTGCCACCGTGTAGCCGCCAGCGGTCGATGCCGTGGCCGGGAACTGTTCGGTGACAAGGGCGCCGCTGTCCACGCCGGTCAGGGCGTCGGCGAAGAACGCCGCGATGATGCGGTCGTCATATTCGCGGGCGACGCCGGCCATGAAGGCCTGCACTTCGCCGGACTGCGGGTCAATGATGGTCTTCAGCTTGTCGAAGTTGTCGATCAGGATCGTCCCTTCCTTGTCGACGGGCTGTACCCACCGGCGAGTCATGGTGGGGTCCTGGCGATCAAGCGGAGCAAACCGGCCGGCGGGGGCTTTCATCTGCACCGGGCCGAGCTGGTTGACGGGGGACGCCAGCTTGCCGACATGCGAGCCACGGTCCACGTAGGGCGTGAACATGGCCGTCAGCTGCTGGAGCAGAAGCTGGAGGTTGGAAGTGAACTGCTGGGTGAAAAGCTGGATAAGTTGGTCGGACATTGCCGTTCTCCGTGAGGGTCCATCGAAATGGCCGTGTCCTGACGGGGGCCGAGCAGGTGTCCGACGCCCTTACGGGGTATGTCGGAAGGTCACAGTGTAATATTGTTGCGCGTTTGTCGTCAATAACGAACTTTTATTGCGCGCTGAACCCAGCCGCGACCCGGTTCAACTGGTCCCATTCCGCCCGCGCCGTGGCTTCGCCGGCCAGCAGGCGCTTGCTGAATTCCTTGTCGGCGGAAAGGGTCTTGATCTTGGCCTGCGCGGATTCCTTGGTGGTTGCCGCAGGGCTGTCCGTGCCGCCGCCGAGGAACTTCGC